AATAAAAATTCAGTTTTTATACTTCCATCCGGATTAACAGCATCAGATATGCGGCTAACATATAACCTGCCTTGATATTCGCTAATAAATTTATCGCCATGCAAAATATATATTGCAAATTTTTGCCCTGCATCATTTTCGTATATTTCCGTAGTAATATTTTTATCGCTTAATCCCTCAGTTAAATATTTCTTATACTTTTCCACAACTTTAGGATCCAGCATACGTTCTTCTATCAGATGTCCAAATTCATGGTCTATATCCTCTTTCTCAGCGCCTTTGGCAACGTTAATAATGCCTTTTTTCACATCACAACTACTGCCGTTCTGCCCCATATTAAAGGTTACATCAGCCATTGCTTTCTGAACTTTATCCGGTAACTGTGAATATGCGTCAACAACAGCTTTTTCATCTCTAATAATGCCAGCATCAGACTTTGATGCCTTGAACATTATATCTCTTATACTATCACCGTTTTGGGTATTTGCAACATCTTTTTCATGCTCAACCTCAAACGACACCTTAAAGTACTTCGTCTGGTACTCTTCAAAATCCTTTGTCTTATCCAACCCGAAGTATTCCGCTCGCTTTCTCAGAGTCTGAAGCTCTTCATCATCCAGCGCCCACCTTGCTCTCTGCAATAAGCAGCAACGACAGTTACAGTCCTCAGAGGCAAGACCAAACATTCCAGGAGCCTCAACCTTGAGGTTTGCCACCTCAAAAGGCTCATCCACTTCCCGGATCTGTCCATCAAGCATCTGATGATGTTCTCTCGTTGCTCCGTCAAGGGTGGCATCCCACTGCTTCACTATGTCCGCACCTTTGCTCTTCGCTACGTGCTGAGCATCCAGCGCTGACTGTACCTGTATACGATGCCCCTCAGTTCTTGCAATGCGGATAGAGTTGTTATAAGCCTTCTGGAATGGAGTATTTGCCATATGTCTTGAGAGCTTACCAGCCACCTCATTCCACGTTGAGCCATTTGCAATGCCTCTTGATACCTCTGCTCTGACCGCTTTCTTGAGGTATGTCACATCCTCGCCCATCTTGTCATACAGCGACTTACTGAGCTTGCTGTCCGTCTGAATAGCTCTCACAACTGCCGCCTGATCTATCGGCATGATGATTGGAATACCTGTCTGCTGCAAGTCATACATGACACCTGTGTATCCGTCTCTGTAGCACTTCGTCAGGTAGTCAGACACAGTAGCATATGAGTTAGACTGCAGGTTACTCAGAACACCCTCAAGCTGTGCTCTCAGGGCTTCTTGATACTGCTTCTGATAGATGATGCTCTGCAGATTCTCCATATCGGTTCGTTCTGAGAGCTCCCTTATCTTTTGTTCACAATCCCTCAAGGCTTTCTGATATACTTGCTTGAGTTCCTTGATAGTCTGCTTCTCTCTATTTAGTTGTGCCTGTGTTACCTGCTTTTGTGCTTTGTTCACTTAATCACTCCAAACCAATCGTCATCGTGAACGTATGCTTTTCTCCTGGCTGTAATACTACCGGCTCTGGGAGTACATCACGTGCAATCAATATGCTAAATCCTGATAACCCTAATACTAATCCCTGTTCTTTAATTGTAAGCCCGCTTTCACCTGCCTGAATAACACGACTGTATATCACTGCCTCCTTGCCATACTCACCTGATAAGGTCTTGGTCGATGATAGCACCGTGTAATCAGTGGTCAATTCCGCTAACTTATAATCTTCTGGGCTTTCCGGGGTGTCGCCAGTTCCAAGCAATAGTCTGTTTGCCTGATCTGAGAATGTATAATCCTTACCGCCATCAGCTTTATATTTCCAATAATTGGTAGCCTCATATGCGCTTTTACTTTGATAATTTCCTGATGTCAAACGATAAGGAGATCCTCCATCAAATAAAGCTCTTATACCTGTCATAAAGTTATATGTTATCATCTAATTCCTCCTCACTCTGTATATGGTGCGTGCGTGGCTATTGTCTTTATATCACCACAATTTGATGTTGTTGTTGATGTTCCAATAACCTGTGTCAAACTGATACCTGTTTGTATCTCTTTGGCATTATTGATTATTACATCGAAACTGTCTGTACTTGCGGTCTCAACTCCTTTCTCAGTGACTATCTCCGCAAGCTCCTTCTTGATGTCACTGCCACGTTTTTTTACTTTGTCCAGCTCCTTGTACAGCTGTCCTGCAAGATCTGTCATATACCGCTCTTCAATCTCACTCTCAACCGCCTCACAACCATCAAAGACTTTCATTCTTGTGAGCTTGGTGTTGATCTCGTTTAGTATATTGCCGTCAACATCCAGCTTTTTGAAGCATATAGTAAAGCCGACAGTTCCTGGCATTGCACATACAGTAGCACCGACAAGCCAGTCAAATGTAAGCGATACTGGAGCATCACTTGCGTCCATGGATACTATAACCTTATCAACTATGTACCTGTCTTTCTGTTCTTCCGCATTAACATAATTTATCGATATCTGATAATCTGTGAGATCTATTCCCTTATATCTTGCCGGCGCTTCAAAAGTCAGTCGGTTTACATCTTTATCATGATATACACCGATGACCTCACCAGCCGGCACCAGCACCGCTCTAGTATCAAGATCTATCTTGTATACTTTATTACTCTCCATCTGTCACACCTCCGTTCTCGTCATCTGTATTGATGTTATCAAGAGCCTTCTGAGCCTCTTCCGTGTTCTCCTCTTCATTCTTAGGCAGCTTGTCCTTGATCTCGTCATAATCAATATCAAGCCAATCACAGATAGCTTTGATAATCGTCTCATCATTAAGTATGCTTGCAACATTAAGTATTGTATTGATCTCTGTCTGCCTTACCTGAGCCTCTGTAAGCTCTATCTGTGCATTTTCCTGTGCATTGCTCATAATCTCATGAGCGAACTCAAAATAAACATCCTCGGCCTTATATGCCTTGTTCTCAGCCTTGTTGATCTCGTCAATGACAATCTCTACTATCTTCCTTAAGAACTTTCTGAGAGCTTTCTCTATCTTTTTTGCCTTAAGGTCAAGCAATGAGTAGGCCGCCTTAATGGCTATATTCGTAGTTGCTGATGTGTCCTTGAGTCCGGCGGTGTTCAGTCCCATGCCGAAACGATAGATATTCTTCTCATCAAGCTCCAGTTTAGCCTGCCTTGCCTGGTATGGGACGTCAACAGTCTTGACATCTACGTCACCATCCTCACCTACACCTATGATCTTCTTTGTTTTGAGGTTTGTCTGAAGCTCATTCAGGTTGTCTCCCTGAAAGCCTTTGATAGCATATAGTGGGGAATCAAAGTCTATGAGGTTGTTTGACAGGCTTGAGGCCATCAGGTCATAGTCATCTATGAGTGGCTTTACAGGCTTGAGGCTTGAGAACTGCTTCTTGTTGTTATCCAGCCGGAAGAATGGAATATAGCCAAATCCATCAAAGTAGGTGGCCTTATCCCCATTATTCTTTGTATAAAGTACATGAGGCTTTGGGTTGATTGGTTCAGTATCATCTAACACCACCGCCCCATTATTAACCTGGACATAATAATATGTCTGCTTGTCATCCCAGACTTGTATTCTCTCGATGGTCTTGTGTCCCTTATCTATCCTGTCCGTATAGTGGTATATCGTGTATGCACAGCCATCGTCCGTGTCCTTGGCTCTGACCTCAATAACTCCGATACTGTCAGCATTGGCAAATGACATCATATCCTTGGCATTCTTGTATGCGTACATATACGCAAAGCCTTTGATCTGCATATCTGTGATAGTGTCAGAAAGCTCAGACATGAACTCATCATTGTTGTTGAAATACTTGTCCATGTGCTTCTGCAACTCAGGATCATTTGATTTAACTATCTTATCCCCTGAGAGGATATACTGAGTGCACTGGTCAACCAGCTCTGTGAAGAACGGATGTGGTATCTTCACATTACTCCTAGTCTTGTCCTCTACCAATTCGCCGTCAGCGTTGTAGTAGAACAATCTATACTTTTTTATGTCATGATCGCCGTCATAGTATCTTTCGCCTGTCCGGGCGAACTGCTTCTTATCTGATGTTTTGTCATTATCAATCAATACCTTTATTTCATCAGTGGTTAACACCTTTTCACCTCACTATACCAGCCATGTTCCCTTAGGCTTATCATTCTCATATACACCAGTCAGAGCGTCAGGTGCATCATCATGAGCGTTCTTACCCTCTTTCTGATACTTCCTTATCGCTTCTGCAAATTTTGGCCATCTATCTTCCCAGTTCACAGGGAAGAGAATGTTCTGCATTACTCCTGTACTGTTTGACAGGATCCTTGATGTCTTATTCTTTGACTGAAAGAACCACTGTATTTTAGTGTGAGTATTTCCCAAAGCTTTCAGTTCTCTTATAACGTTTCTGCTGAATCCTCGACCGCCATTATTGCTCTCTATTAAAGCATTACCAACGTTATTGTTTGTCAGCATCTGAGCTGTTGCCGGCTCAGTAACTTCCATTGGCTCCTTTGTGTATAAAACATCAAGTATGTAGTATGTACTCTCATACATGCCATAACAAATAGAACACAGATAATCACTACCTGTGTCCGCTGTATCTGTATAATTCAATATATATTTGAACAGGTTATTGCCCTTACTATCCCTTGGAATATCCGTATATGTCTTGATATGGCTGTATAATCTGCCTTTGACATCTATTGGCTCCTGCTGATAATTCGCAAGGACTATATCCTTATTCATGTTCTTTGTTTTTATCTTGTAGTCCTTATATGACAGGATAGCTTCACAGAGCATTGTTCCATCGTCTTGTACTGCCTTGTAATTGATATGTACTACATCGTCATAATTTGCAAGTACATAACCGGCTAAATCCTTTGTTGACCATCTTGTCATTATTATGATGATCTTGAAATCATTTTCAGTTCTGGACAGCATTGTATTGTTAAACCAGTCAATCTGCTTCTGCAATACTGATTCATTGTAGGCTTCCTCACTATTCTTGATAAGATCATCTATTATCATGATATTACAGCCAAATCCTGTTGCTGTACCTGTCGGAGAAGTTGCAAGGTAATTGGCCTGTTGGCTGCCCTCAAGACTCCATTTCTGTGCTGCAGCCTCTCCGTATTTTATTTTTGTGCCAGGGAATATATCTCCATATGTCAGAATGCCCTCTGTAGGCTTTTCTGCTATAACATCCCTGACAGCCTTTGCAAATGTTCCTGACAGGGTCTCATTATATGATCCTGTCATAACCTTTTTGTCTATACCATATTTACCAAATAACCACTGAACAAATTTAGTAGCTGTTCGTGATTTTCCGTGTCTTGGTGGCATATTCACCACCATTATCTGTTGCTCTGCTTCTTCTACGAACCACTGCAGCTTATCCGCAAGATCATGCAGAAAGCCTCTGTCGTTACTGTAGAAGTCAGGAGAGGTCAGCTTGCAATATGACCAGAACTCTCTCCTTGATAGCTCTATTTTTAGCTGTTGCTGTAATAAAGGGTCATGTCTATCAAACGTCATCAATAAGTTTCTTCAATTCTTCGGTTGTAAGCCCCTCAAATACATTCGGTGTGGTATTCTTCACTTCCACCTTTTCTGTGAACATACCCAAATGCTTACCCAGGAGCTCTAATGCCTGTATCTTGCTGTAAGGCTTTATTTCAAAGCCGTCTCGACCCTTTTTTATAACTGCAATAGCTTTTTTCTGATCCTCTGTCAGTTCATCCGTCAGGATAGGCTCTACTGTCCTGTATTTCACCTGATTGCCGTCCTCGTCAAGTACCGGGACCATGTTTCCATCAACTTCTACCATGGCATCCTTTTCAACTACTCTTGCATAGTCAGATGCCTTTGCAAATGCGATAAGTGCAAGCTCATGTAATACGCTATCCTGAGTTATTTCTGTGCGCTTTTCACGCTCTTTCTGACGTTCTTGAATATATACTTTGACGTTAACATTGGTTAACAATCTGCTTGCAGCGGCCTTTGCCGTCTCGTCTTTTTTCACAGATGGATAAGCAGCCTTATAAGCTCGTGTGCCATTAAGGTCAACCAGCCATTCATCTGCAAATCTTTTTTGTTTTTCTGTTATCGCTCCCAAATGTCACACCTTCTTTCTGTTACTTTCTCACTCTCTTCGGAATCACAATCTTGTACAGCGGTTTACATACATTCTTTACCTCTCCACCCCAATTTATAGTTGGCTGAAATTTGTATATCTTAGTGCATTTAACCATCACCTTTATCATGGCTATCGGTAAAGCCAATCTACCAAGTATCGGATGTATATATTCAAAACTATATTCAGGTCTCACAACCTCGAATCTTTTAATCTTACTCATATCTCACACCTCAAACAAAATAGCCCAGTGGGGGAGAGAATCAATAACGACATTTTCACATTTTACGATTTAGGAGTTTACATTTTAACCACTGGGCATAAGAAAAGGGACACAACCGAAATGGCAAACGGTCATGTCCCTTATGAATCAATATAATTTTACCATTGCAGTATACCACGTTTACAATGTGCTATGTTGTGCTAAAGTGTGCTTTTTTGTGCTAAAGTGTGTCGACTTTCTCATTTAAGCACGCTCTTTCAAACTCCAACAAGGCATATACATGAGCATGCCTTGTCCGATCATATGAATACCCAATTTCTTTTGCTATAGTCTTTAAGGTCTTAAATTCTATATACTTCTTAAATAAGATCTTCATGTATGTTATGTCATCAAGCATATGTATCTGTCCTATCACCTTATGCTTGAGCTCCGTGAACCTCTCTATGTCCTCATGAATCTCATTTTCAAGGTCAACATACTTTGCCACCTTATTGCTCATAGAATCAGCCTTAGCGCTTGTCTGCACCTTTTCTGCCGAATAATCAAATACCCCTGTACAGGTTGCATCTTCCTTAAGTCCTGCAAGCTCTATCTTCTTCTGTCTGATCTTCACATCAAGAAGCTCCACCTGTTTCAAATACTCTTTCGCTTTCACCGCCTCACCTCCTACTTGTTCTCCCGGATGGTGAAATCCAAGCCTGTTTCTTCCTTCAAAGTCTGTATAAGATCATCCCATATAATATCCCCATCACATATAGCTTCTGTCTTTGAATTAAATCTTTCGCAGAACCTATCAAGCCTCTTCTGTCCAAAATCGAACTCATCACGTAAGACCATGCAGGACATAATCAGGATCGTGTCTATCGTATTTAACTTGATCTTATATACTGACTCATCAAGCTGCTTCTGGTTGACCTCAAACGGAACAAACATGGCTCCTCTGGTCTTGAGTTCTTTCTCTGCTGCTTCCATGCCCTGTGTCTTGATGACATTCATAAGCCATGCAGCACCCGCCATTCTTGCTTCGTGTAGTTTCCTATCTGATTTTGCCATCATTTCACTCCTTCCGGGTAAATCTTTTCATCAAGTGATTATATGGATCTGTCTGTGTCTTAAACCCTATCTGTCTTTCTCCAAGCGGATCATTGAGCTCTGCCCCACCAAGAAAGCTGTGGAGCTCATTCATGCAGTCCGAACATAAATCCATTGTCTCTACTGTATCATCGAACACATCAACTATCCTTGCCCTTATTGCTGCTCCGTGTTCAAACGGCAGGTCATAGAACCCGCCGCATCTATCGCATTTGCCTGCATATGCCATTCTATATAGTCTCCTTTCTCTGTTCATAAGGTTTTGGCAACTTTCTCCAGGCTACTACCTTATCTGTAATCTTTGAGTATTCGTAATCATCACAATAATCATGCACTTCATACCAGCCCTGTGGGATCCACCAAGAAATACCATCTTCTGTATACTCCCACCCATCTAAGATATCTTCATCCACGTTCCATTCTAAATCTTCCAACGAACAATTGTGATGTGGAATATATAACGCCTTAACAACTCGACTGTATATTTCACCTGTTATTATTGAGGCTTTTTCTATCGTTACAAGAACCTCATCTGAAGTAGTTCCCTTTTCACATTTGGGAACTGTGTCTATATTCCATTTGGCCTTTTTTGCTATCTGCTTTTCAAGTGCCTGTATTGCAAGTTTAGACGCTTCTCTTGATATGTTACTTCCAAATGGCATATCAATATTCTGCTGAAATTCTTTAATTGCTTCGCTCTCTGTCATATTATTCCTCACTTTCTAATAACTCAGGGTTGTCAAAAATATTGCCGATAACCTCTGCATTAACCATATTTATCCAATAACCTAAATCTTTTCTGTATCTTTTAGTGCACTTGCCTGACCAGTCTACATAAAATCCAACATGTTCAGTTTTGGTGCTATCAAAGCAACTCTGATAACTGCCGTATTTGATTTGTGCACAAGCATCACTAAATAAGTCTTTCACAATATCATTCTCCCAAATCAGTGTGCCGTTCTTGTCTTTCAAGCCTGTGCATTGACAGATTGTGGATGGGCCTATTTCGTTCCACCCATCTGTTTCGCCATTAGAATAAAATATTGTGGCAGGTTCAAATATTAGATGAACTTCTTTGTCATACATATCTAAACCTTTTACATAATATCCTGTAACCCATTCTCCGTTATCAAGTCTCTTTGCCTTGAATAAATATCTATCTTTCATCTTCACTCTCCTTTTCCTCAATTACTAAGACCGAAAACTCTGATTTAATCAATTCTTCTGGACTTAAATAGGTAGCTTCTGCATAAGGTTGCACGTAATAAACCGTATCCTCACTGCATTCACCATCCTGCTTTAATTCCAAATACAGATCATATAAATCACCATCATAATAATCATCCTCTAAAGACATGTCTTCTTCGCTATAATGTTTACCTTTATATTCATATACTTTCATCCGTTTCTCCTATCTTCTCAGCCTTGCCACGGCTGCATTCCATTCGTTTATAAAATTCAGTACCCACGTAGCCGGATATGTGCATGTTCCAAGCTGTTTTGATGTTTCAAATGCTCTTGCCCAGTTTGGATCCTGTTTTGTCACCTCTGATACCTTTGCCATCCTTACACCTCCACTTCATCATCTGCCGGAAACCGGAACACCTTCGGTGGTGTGAAACAGAATGCCTGCTGATAGCCACTACCCTGTAGGATTCCTGGACCGCCGTTACAAGATATGTAACTTCCGTACATCTTCGTCATATCTTCCAGTACCTTTTCTGCCTTTTCCATAGAACTATATTCAGCCATAATTGTGGATTTTTCTGAATTGTTATCCCAACTGTATATTATTCTTGTTTCTTCACTCTCATCATGCATAGCGATAGTTCCATTTTCATACTCAGCATCTATATAGCCCCAGCCTTTCTGACTGATTAACCTCATTACACGCCCTCCTGTTCCATGCTTTAACTTCTTTTCTCTCTGCGGCATTATAAGAACCCGCCCATGTTCCACCGCTTCTTCCGTGACAATTACAACAAATAATCTGTGCCCAAAATCCTTTATTTTCACCAGGTATACGCTCGTAATTCAATTTTGCTTTTCCACCGCAAAACGGACAAGGCTTTAAATCATATATTTCTTCTGCTGTCATATCTCTCCACCTCCGTCTATTTTACGTATGATCTCATATCCTTCATCCTCAATTCTCTTAACGGTTCTGTATTGCTTAATTGCTACCCATCTTTCTATGTCATCATTTGATATGCCATACATCTGTTTAAGCATCTCTATGCATATCAGCACATCTGCCATCTCTTCTGTTAAATGCTGCTTATCCGGCTTACCTCTCATTTCCTTGCTTATCACCTGAGCCAGCTCACAGCATTCTTCCATGCACACCACCGACTGAACTGTTTTACCATAGTGATCTATGCTTGCCTTGATAATATCCGTATCCATCTTCATTACTCCTCAACCTTCCTTTCCGCCTCAAGCCATCTGAGTGTGCACTCATGACAATACCCTGTACATCTACTGCTACCAAATCCGGCCTCGTTCGGGCACATGACGATCTGTGCCAATTCTGTATCACTGAGCGACCGGATGTAGTCGTCGTTGGTCATCGGCTCATAGTTGTCCACAGCGTTCTTGGTGCAGTGTGCACATGGTTCCTGTGTCTCGTCCATGCCTCTGTATTTACAGTTTTCGCAGCCTCTTTCTCTTTCTGGTACTATTTCCATCGTATATCTCCCTTCCTGATCAGCTCTCTTATGTCTATGTTGCTGAAACTCTCCTTGTAGCCCTGTTCACTCTGCATCAGTACATGGTGCTCATATACCTTGATGATTGTCCAGCGCTTCCAAACTCTCACCGGGACATTCTCCTCTTTTCCGTTCTTTGTGAGGATCCTCACCACCCGCCCCGGTCGGCAGATGGTGTTAAATATTGCATCTATCTCAAATTCTGTCATGTAGTCTCTCCTTTCAGATAGCAAGGAATTTATTCACAAAATACTGCTGTCCCTTGCCTGTTACCTTTGTTGTCCTTGTCTCCCTGACAGATCCATCAGAATTAACAACAGTGCTGATTTTCACCTCGAATAATCCCATGTCCATGCTTCTCTGAGTTGGTGCATTTCTGTCGGTTCTTTTATTGCCCTTGATCAGATATCCATTTTCTCTCAGCCACTCGTACAATCTATTCTGCCCAATATTGATACCATTCTGTTTTAATATTTTGGCAAGCTCTCCGACTAATATCGATGTATGGCTTGCTACTACCGCATCGGCAAATATTGCCTTTGGTTTCATGGTCTCAATCTGCCTGTCTCTCTCCATTATCTTGTTCTGAGCCACCTGTAAGGCTCTGGCCATCAGTTCATCGTCTGTCATGTTCTCCTGTCCGGCTATGTACCCGCCGTTCTTTCGGATGGCTGGAAGAACTTCACTTGTCACCCAGCGCTTAAATGCTTTCGCTGATGGGAGCTCGCTGGATAGGATGAGGCTGTATAATCCGCTTTCGTTGATTGCTGTTATATTTCTTTTTTGCCTGCCGTCGTGAATTGCGACGGTAGCTTTGTCCTCGTTATCAATGTGTTTTGCTATAGCGTCTCGTGTATTGCTATAACCAAGAGCTGTCGCTATGTCCACTCCCACAAACCAAGGCTCGCCATCTATATTCACTGTTCTTATCTCTCCAAACTCTTTATTCTCAAATATCTTCAAATCGTTCATTCCATACCTCCTCTATCTATACAAAACACAACTGTCCATTCTCTTCTTCGCCTATCCTCATGTTTGGCATCCTCTTCCTTACACAAAGCTCTGGAAGATTCGACCTCACCATTGCCGCCGGTATAGGTGGACAGACTGCATTTCCACATCTCTTAACCTGTTCACTTCTTGAATATGTCTTACCTGTGTTGTCATGATCTATGATGTAATCATCCGGAAACCCTTGGCACCCATATAACTCCTTTGGCTCAAGCATTCTGAGACCAATGTCCACTATCTGATACTCAACGCCTTGGATTGTTACAAGTCCGAAGCGGTCTCTTGATGTCACTGTGTCAAGCGGCTGTTCTATGTCCTGTCCTGTACCCTCTCCGTAGTATTTGATCAGGAATGCCCTGACCTCTCCGAAATGTCCGGCAGATGTTGTCACTGTATGTAGGGGGTCACGCTCATCCTGTCCGATTCCTGTCTTGTAAAACTTGCTAAGAAACGAAGTGACAAGACCATACCTGTTTGAACTGTCAACTGTCATAATTGGATTCTCTATGTCTTGACCTCGCACCTCGTCTGAATTGGTCTCCGAATGGTATTGGATAAGAGTCGCTGCAACCAACCGGTTATGATCCACTGTCGTTATCGTATCAATTGGGTCTTCGGCTTTACTTCCACCTCCTTGGTAATTCCCGCCATACGTTTTATCTATAACCGGAGCAAGTCTCGGTTCACACAAATAATGCTTCCCACTACTCACAATGGTTGGTAACGGCTTCTTTATGTCGTGAACTCTCGGCGATTGTCCTTTTCGTTCTCCATATCCAATGGGTACAATGAACGGCTCTGGATTATCCAGAACGAACTTCTTCAGCCCTCTTGCAATCCTCTGCATAGTCTTTGGCGCAAGTGGCCTTACCGCCCGGATGCCATACTTTTCTTTGATCTGCTCTGATGTATCAAAGATACTCGGACATGGCAGGCTGAAATCAAGCTGTGTATATGCCCCAACATAAGGCTTGAGCCGTCCCCCCTTGACCTCTTTGCTATCCGCCGGTGCATGTGTAGGCTTTGGCCACATGATAGGTACACCATCACACCTTGCGATCATGAAGAACCTTTTTCTCTTGGTCGGTGCTCCATAGTCTGCCGCCACAAGCTCTCTGAACTGTACCTCATATCCCAGCTCATTGAGCTGTTTTACAAATTGCCTGAATGTATCTCCCTGTTTTGCCCTTATCGGATGATGTCCTCTGTTGAGTGGTCCCCATGTCTTGAATTCCTCAACGTTCTCCAGCATGATCACTCTCGGTCTCACAAGTGCCGCCCATCTGCAGGCCACCCACGCAAGGCCTCTGATGTTCTTATCCTTTGGTTTCCCACCCTTGGCCTTGCTGAAATGCTTGCAGTCCGGAGAGAACCAGGCAAGAGCTACCGGATGTCCCTCACAAGCTTTTACAGGATCAACCGCCCACACATTCTCACAATAGTGCTTTGTGTTTGGATGGTTGACCTTATGCATCCTTATGGCTTCCGGGTCATGGTTGATAGCTATATCAACGCTGTAGCCTGTAGCCATCTCAATCCCTGTTGATGCTCCACCACCTCCGGCGAAGTTATCAACGATAAGCTCTCCGTTTATCACTCGTCGCCCACCTCCAGGAAATCAAACAATGTCGGTGAATCAACCTCATTCTCCTCAGACTGCAGATATCCAACTCCATCCCTGAAGTAATCCGGATTCAATTCGCACCCCTTGCCGAACCTGTGCATCTTCACCGCCATCATTGGAACTGTCATAAGTCCGCCAAATGGGTCATATACCACATCGCCCTTGTTGCTGTACCTGTTGATGATTCGCTCCACGATATCAAGCTGTAATGGGCATACATGCATAGTCGCTCTTCTGCGGCTCTGTGTCGTGTTGAGGGTCCGCATCCTGTTGATGTCGTCCCACACTTCAAGCTGGTTCCATGATCCCGGAGCTACCACCATGAATGTAGCTGGCAGTCTGCCATCCTTATCAAGATCCTTGGCAAGTGCCACATGTTCAGCATAGTTGTATACATTCTCTCTGCTGTACTGCCTGTATACTCTCTGAAGATTGTCAACCGGCACCTCTTCCAGCTCTTCCTTGCTTACAAGCCTGTCACCCGAACTTCTCCAATATCCGTGGGCATCTATCTGCCACTGTGCCCTCGTGTATTCATCCTTAGACTTCTCGACCGGTTCGTCAGCATAAGCTGTTGACCTGTCAGTTGGCAACTTACGAAACAGCAGGATGTACTCAGGGCATCCCACCCCCATCTTGGAACCATCCTTGCACTGCTCAGTCCATCCGAGCCGGTATGTCTGGTTGTTCTCTCTTACAACATCCGTAACCACTGTGATCATGCCGAAATACATAAAACCATGCTTCATGTAATGTTCGATACAATCCGCATGAAACGGCTCAATAGTCGGCATTCCTGTGCCAGTGGCATTTCCAAACAACACTCTATCCTTAACGTGGATGGCCGCCACTCTTCCCGGCTTCAGCACCCTCAAAAGCTCCGGTGTCAGGAAGTCCATTTGTTCAAAGAACCTCTCTGTATCCTGATTGTGTCCGAAATCGTTATAATTTGCTGAATACTCGTAGTGGTTGCCAAATGGTATTGATGTGTGTATCAGATCAATGCTGTTACTCTCCATCGCCCTTGTCTCTTCCACGCAATCGCCATACACAGCTTCATAATGCTTGCCTCTTACCGTTCTCTCTTCTCTTGTACCTTCCACACCCATCTTCCTTTCCAATCTCTCCGTCTTGTTTGCCGAATCAAGGCCATACTTCTTCACGATCTCGATCATCTTCTTGACCATGTGATTATGATTCTTCCACTTCTCGATCAGTGCGTCCTTGATCTCCCGCTCATTCTCCATGTAGATGATGTCTATAACTACTGTGTCCTGCTGCAGGAACCTGTAACACCTGTGCACCGCCTGTATGAAGTCATTGAACTCATAGTCAATTCCAACAAATATCTCCCGGTGACAGAACCGCTGGAAGTTACAGCCTGAACCACTAATTGACTTCTTGGTAGCAAATAACCTTGTCTTGCCATCGCTAAAGTCTATGACTCTCTGTTCCCTAAGGTCGTAGTCCATGGATCCGTATATGTCCACTGTCTCCGGCAGAGCTTTCTTAATAGCGTGTCTCTCTGCTTCCTGATCGTGCCATAGAATAAAATGGTCTTCCGGAGAGCTATCAACTATCTCCTTCATCTTCTCAATCCTGGCATCTATGCTCTCACGCTTGATCTTTGCGGCTTCTTTAAGTCCTGTACTAGCCTGAGTGAAAAGCTCCATCTGGCCGTCCCTGTCAACTGAATCTCCGTAGTGTATAGGTATCTCGTGCCACCTCACATCCAGTGGAGGGAGTACATAGCCATCATCGGAATAATCAGGGTTGATGTCTGAAGGTTTTGTGATGAAAAGTGCCCAGCTACTCACCCACAACCAGAACTCATCTTCCATGTTCGGGTACAGTGTCAGGTTATTTGCCTTTGTTGAATCCCTCTGGAAGAATCTTGTAAGTGCCTGTCCTGTGTCCATGACTTCCAGGTACCCAGCATAATGAATCAGCTCCTTGTACTTATTCGGCGATGGTGTCGCCGTAGCTACGAGCTTATACGGAACGTTCTTGAATTTATCCAAGAATGTCTGATATGTCTTACTTCCAAAGCTCCGGAGAACGCTTGCTTCATCCAGTGACGTTGCAGCGAAGTACGATGGATCTATATCTCCGTCTCTCACTCTCTCATAGTTCGTCAGAACGATCTGACTTGTGCTTGCCTCAACCTCTTCCATGGTTCGGCAATATTCAGGCTTCTCATATCCGAGCAGTTCCACCGCATCCCTTGTGAACTCCTGCTTAACTCCAAGCGGTAATACTATCAGCGCTCTACCGCCGGTATGCTCTGCTGCCTGATGACAGAATTCAATTTCCTGTGCAGTCTTGCCAAGTCCGAACGACTCAAACAAGGCTCTACGTCCACCCTTCAGCGCCCATGCTACCGCATCACCCTGATGTGGCTTTAGGGCTTTATTTATGCGGCTCTTATCGACCTCAAAGCCGCTGTCAGTAGCAAGCTCTATCTTGCTCTCTAAAAACTCTCTATATGTCATTCACTTCTCAGGAACCCGCTATAGCATTACCCCGGCCGGAGGTTCGGCTCCTTTCGTGTGTTAATTATTTATTGTTCAGCTCATCGGCAAGCATCTGTTCTAGTTTGTCAAGCTGCTCTGAATGATCTGTCTGCTTAAAGTTTGCAAATCCATTTGGATTCACGTTCCGTGGCTGCCCTCGGCTCTTACCGTCATCCTTAAGCGGATATACTGATTTCCAGCCACGCATAATAGACTGATTGATTATTTTTATCTGCTCATTCTTATCGTGTGATAGACTGTTGAGCCTGTTTATAGTCAATGTGATTGCTCTATCGGTCATGGGACTCTTGATACCCTTACGAAACTTTATGTATTCATGAATAGCCTCGTCCAGTTCTGGATCATCACTATACTTGACCGGTTCAGACTTCTTACGTGGTTTCTCCACCTCCGCATGTGTGCACGCACGTGCCTTAGTAGGAGTATGTATATACTCCTCATTATCACTATCATTATCATATTCATTATCATTATCGGCTTTTTTGGGTTCGATTGGGTTTTCCTCGGTTTCAGAAATAACCGTTCGGTTTTCAGAAAAACCATTCGGTTTATTCGGGTTTTCCTCGGTTTCAGAAATATCCATTTCCTTTATAGGTCTGCCGCCCTTCTTGCCGTTTGATCTGTTGCGCTCACATTTTTCCTCATACTTGGAGTTGTCCTTGTCCATGCGTGCCTTGATAAAAGAAAAACACATGGCAAGTGCACTACCTTTTGGAAGATTCGGAACTTCGCCTGTCTCCTGGTAGTCCATCAGAGCAAACATTAACTCACCGACCTGCTCCGGTGGCAGCATCGACAAATGCTCTCTATATTCGGTATAAAAGACAAAGCTCCCTTTATTTCCCATGTGACTCACACCTCCTTGATCTTTATTCCATACTTATAAAGCATCAACTTGCGCTTTATGATGTATTCCTTTGTTCTCATGCCCTTCGCATCTTCAACAACCATGCAGTTGTTTTCTAAGTCCCAATAAACAAAATCAGCCACATATGAGCATTTACACTCCAGGAGCTTTCCCGGTTTGAATCTGCCCTTTTTGGGTCCTTTTTCGTATATCTCATTCGTGTGTTCTCTCTGAGCCGGTATAAGCTCAAATTCACGCTGAAGTTGCAAGCCTGTTATCTTGCCAGCTTTCTCAAGCGTTTTCAACTCTGTATACCTCTGAGCCTCTTTCTTGCTGTCAAATGATATACCGTCCACAACCGCCTTCCTGTTGCCGTATTTGGCTCTTGACCTATTCCAAGCCATCAATACTCCTTTCCCCCTGTCGCCCTCAAATAAGAGCAACAGGGATATATGCTAAGACATTACGCTGCGTGTTGTGATGTATTATGTAATGTCAATGTAACCTACTTGAAACTTCCGAATAGTGCCGCTTCTGCAGCGTTCATCTGCTGCGGCTCTGGCTGCGGATTCTCTATCGGTGCTGGTTGTGGATCCTGAGCATTATTCTGAGTATCCTGTGGCTCTGCCTGTGGAGCCTGTGCTTCTGGTTCATTCATCTCTGTTGCTGTGGCTTCCACATACTCATCATTGTCATTCTCAACGTATGTAGGATGTCCCTCAGCGTCCAAGGTTGCCATGTCGCCCTCAAATGCCTTCTGGAGTTCTATGCTCATTACTCCCCACTTGCTGATCAGCTGTCGGAGCATTGTCTTGTAAGCCATGCCATCAAAATTCTTGTACCAGAACGATGAATACATCCACGAATCACGAGGATCATAGTTACCGGCTTCATAGTCAGCAAATGATACTCTCTGCTTCTCTCCGTACTTTGTCTTGACCTTTCCAGCGTCCTTGTAGAATGCCGGTGAATACTTGTCCGCATGAGCAAGCATCTGAGCCTTACTCCAATACATTGTCTTTCTGAATCCGTTCACAAGCTCAAACATTGCATAGTAGCCGATTGTCTCAGCCTCTTCACGCTTGTCCCAGTCATCAACCATGAGATTGACCTTGATATCCTCGTTGAGTGGGTCGAAGTATTCCAACTCCCCTTCCTTGATTGCGACAACATTCAGTCTCTTATACTGACCAGAACGGATAGCCAGCTGAATATATCCCTTATATCCCATCTGGAACTGAGCTTCCTTGACACCAGTCTTTGTATTGTTGAATGGGACCATGTAATAGTGTCCGAGCTGTGGGGATGGTGAAAGCTGTAAGCTCTCGCCGAGAAGTGCAGCTGAAAGAATCGACTGATTCGTGCACTCCTGAAGTGTAGGGTTGGTATTGTATGCTGATACAATAGCAGATATGAACCTTTGTCCATTCTTTCCACCAACCACCTTGTTGATCTGATTCTTGATTGCATCTTTTGTAAGATACTCTGTAATTCCCAGATGCTGCTGTGCTTTACTTTTTGCTACCAAACTGTTATTTACTGCCATTATTTTCTACCTCCTAATGCATAATCATATCTTCTAACATCTTGTGCAGTACCTCTTTCAGAGCCTGTGGCATTTCCCTTATGTTGTCCTTGTTTATATTGGCTTTTGGCAATATCTTAAATAAAACATCATCTATGAGGTCACTCATAATCTCGTCAAGGTCTCCCTCTGCTTTGGATGCTTCCATTGCTCTGCTTATCAGCTCTTCTGTAGCTGACTCTCCATACTCTTTAGCAAGCGACTCTCTTAAACTCTTCATTGCAAGTGCTAATTCTGATATAAGCACGGGTGCTGTTCCTCTCATTGATACTGATCCCATTTCTGACTTAATCATCTTGTTACCTCCTACTTAATCGCTCTAAATGTTATATTTCTGCTCTGGAAGAACTCTCTCAGAGCCGTTGCATCTTCTGTTGTAAGTTCTACCTCAAACTTGACTACCATCTTCTGTGGTTCCGGCTGTGACTCCTGTACTGGTGTCGGCTGTACCTCCTCTGGTGGTGTCATAGCCTTTGCCATTGCGGCTCTCTGCTCCTCGGCAGCTCTCTCCTGTGCCTTGCGCTCTTCCTCAGCCTTTCGTGCTTCTTCTGCTGCTTTTCGTGCCTCTTCCTCAGCCTTTCTCCTTGCCTCAGCTTCAGCCTTTGCCTTGGCAATCTCTGACATCCTCTTAGCCTCTGAGATGGCCTTGTTGATGTCTAATGTCTCCTTGAATACCTCTGTAGCCTCAAATCCGAACTCCGGGAGCTGACTGAGTGTAAGCACTCCGTTGCCGATCTCATACATCTTTGACCTCATCTGATCTTCGATACTCTTCATTGACACCGAAGCATTTAACCACTTCGGATCCCAGATATTCTCCAGCGTGACAAAATTCTGAAAACCGATAGTCGCAAACAACTCTTCAATGGCTTTCTGCTTCTCTGCCTTGCGTTTCTCATCGTATGCCTTGACCTGTTCGTCTATCACCGCTATAGGCTTGTCTATGATACCTATGATCTCGTTGATTTGAGCCTTGAACACATTAAACGGCTGCATGTATTCTTTCTCTTTTCTGATGCGCTCATCATTGAGAGCTTTCTTCAGCTTGTTAAGGTTCGCCTTGTCTGCCTTTGCGTCCTTGATCTGATCATCTGTATAAACCAGGGTCTCATAAAAAGAAACTTTGGATGTAAGCTCAGCCTTAAGCTCTTCGTAGTTAAAATCAATCTTCTCCGGTATCGCTACCTCATTAACTCTTAATTCCATTTTCAACCTCCTAATTCAGCACCAGCTCCATCTGGTGACTCTCCTTGTTCTCTCGCACCATTGCCATGATGCGTGCTGTCTGTCGCTGTCTCTCTTCCTCACAGTCACAGTGTTCACCTGGATCCAGGCAAGCACCGCACTGTGGACATTCGTTGTAATACATGCCATTTCCTTTCATATCTCCGGGAGTATCAGCGGTGGTTCTTTCTTTGCCTGTACGCTCTCCCAGAAACTTCTCTCAGCATCAATAAGATACTGAATGTCATCCTCTACCTCTGACCGCTCTATCTTGTAGTGCCTTGTCTGCAGGTATACATCACCGTTAAACTCCGACTTGAGCTGTGCCTTGAGCATCACAAAGTCAAACTCTGTTACCATCAGGTAATGCAGGACCTGTATGTAATAGTTATCCGGGATTCTGTGATCCCACTTCTCCTTTTGTCTTGACTGCAGAATGTTGGTAGTCTTGCACTCCCACACACCCTTGCGGCCATCCTGATCTAAAAGCCATCCATCTAGCGATGCGTGCGCCCATGGGTATTTGTCGTTTGTGAACATATTGTTTTCAACATATCCAACTTGATACTCTGGATAATCCAACTTGAATAGCTCCCTCAGATGCTTCTCAGCCTCTGTGCCATACTTGACATAAGGCTTGTCTGATATGTCCTCAGGCTCTATGCCGTAGGCTTTCTCTTTAAATAGATCCACGTTGGTCTTGTAGGGGTTCATTCCCACAATAGCCGAGGCATCCGACCCGCCTATCTTGGTTCTTGCCCTGAGCCACTCTTCATGGCTCCCAAGGACTTTCATACTTACCATGGCTGTTCACTTTCTCTCTGATCCTCAATCCTGTTCATCTGTTCAACTGTGTTAAGCAGTCCCAGCTCTGTGAATACTGTTCCAAGCAAATATGCTATGAGACTGCCAACCGGGAGAGCCATAATCAAAGCCGTGTTAAATATGATGTTGTATGCCATAATGATCAGTATTATCAGCATCGCCGCAAGGCACACTGCCTTGACAGCCTTTGTATCCATGTTTCTCCTCTTCATTGCTTTTCTTCCCCTTTTCTGCTATGATTTTTTTGAGTATTTTTCTATGCACCGGCGGAACTGCTATTCCAAAGGTGCTTTTTTCGTGTTACCTCATATCTGATGTCATCTCACCCCATCCAATAGCTTTTGCAACTTTTCCGGGGTCAAATGGTGGTACTCTGTAGCCCTTATCAAGCTCTTTCTTATATCTCAGATAGTCAACCAATGCTAAGTAGTTAACCCATGTCACGCCAGCTCCATCCAAGATTGTGTATGGTCCATATCTGCCATTCTGAACATATCTGTCCAGATCAGATATTCTGCGGCTTGCGGTGCTCTGAGATATGTTAAACATCTGCATCATCTGAGCCTTACTGACATAAGGTGATGCTTTTATGTAACTTATACCTGTCACCTGCAGGCCTGCTGTTGCTCTGCTCATTGCTCTCATCTCCTTTCCTGTGATATGCGCCATCATCACAACAGTCTTATTACGATTACTGTAGCTATGCCTATAGTTGCTCCTATCAGTCCCATCACTGCGGGTCTGATATAATCGCACCAAAGATCTTCCATGAAGTACGGCTCCTTGAGTTTTGCCTTTATCTTCTTTATCATGGCTCTCCTTTCTCTCGCCTCCTTATTACGTCCAAAATACAGACGAAAAGTAATTGAGCAAAACGAAATTTTTTTAGATATTTTTTATTGCATTAAGCTTACTCGTTGTTCCTTTTTCTCTCAATCACTTAGTATTCATTTTGTGAACTAGTAAGGTAAAAAAATATTTTCTCTAGGAAAACTACAAATATCTGCAAACATTCTTAATTCTGCCTCTTTTATCTTTACCTTGCCGTTTTCCCAATTACCAACTGTAATACGAGAAACGCCCATTTTATCAGCAATATCCTGCTGTGAAAGGCCTGCATTTACTCTAACAGCTGATAGTCTTATCTTTAAACCGTTCAATCTTTCGCCTCCCTTCTTTTATCGTGCAATTGCATTATAGTATTCTTTTTGTGAACTGTCAAGCAAAATGAAAACTTTTTTTGCTTTCTGCTTGCCACGAGTATTCATTTTGTGTATAATCAAATATAAGAAAGGATGTGATGAAATGGGAACAAATCAATTTGCTAGATTATTAAAATATTATCTAATGCTAAATGGTAAAACTCAAAGCGATTTAGTTAATGATCTTGGATGTGAAAAATCAACGGTATCAAACTGGTGTTCTGGTGCAAGAGTTCCCAAAGTTGATACAATTATAGATATTGCTAAATATTTACATGTCGAACCAGGTGACTTGATTGTTGAGCCAACAAACAAACCTACATACTACTTTGATGATGAAACAGCTCAGAAAGCACAGGAGATATTCGAGAACAAGCAGCTCTCTCTTCTCTTCGATGCCGCAAGGGATGCCAAACCCGAAGATTTAGAGATAGTACAGAGTATGCTCTTGGCTCTCAAAAATAAAGATAATAAATAATGCTGTGCAAAAAACATCCCACTGTTTTTGATATATATATATTGCATAAATAATCAAATAAGGAGGGGATAGCAATGACGGATGATATATATGTTCAGTATCTTGATATGAAAGCAACTAAAGTAAAAGAAACTGTGACGTGTAATGAAGATGGTTCATATACTGTGTTCCTTAATACACGCTTCACAACAGAACAATTGAATGAGGCATATATCCATGCTTGCAGACATATAGATCGGGATGACTTTCACAAGGAGTCTGCAGATTCTATTGAAGCTTATGCACATGGGTTGCAAAAATAATTAACAAATGAAGGGAGAAATTCGATGAATCAAAAACAAGAAAACAAATGGTATTTAAGTACATGGTTTATTGCTATTCTATGCGCATGCTGGTTTCTTATACTTCCGGCAATCGGTGGCATAGTATTGATGATAATGAAGACCATGGACGAAAAGAAACAAAAGGAAGCCAATCAACAAATTATTCAACAGAATGCCCAACTTGCGGCTCAGAATGCTCAGATGAATCAAGCAATGCAAGACATGAATAAGACTATGCAAGATTTAGGGGTGCATGACCATCAGCAGTCAATGGCTAAGCTTAATCAGGTGAATGCCGAAATATCCGAAAGCCTTGCCACTATAGATAAATTACGTTCAGATATTGCTACACTCCAAACGAAAGATGATAAGTTGCAAAAATCAGTAGCGACCCAGGAGCGAAAGATCTCTCGTGCTAAGGAGATATACAGCAGTATTGAATATGCATTAGATAACTTCATCACTGCTGACATTCCATATAATGAATGCCGAATTAGCCAATCAGATATTGAGGACGCTAATCTCATTGCCCCATCTGTTATCCTTAAATTACATTGTATGGATATAAAAAGCTTGCGAAAAGCATACAGAGAAAACGAGAAATCCATTGACACTCTCAGACAGCAATATGCTATCAGATACACTACTAAAGCCAACAAAACGATTTACGACCTCATTGTCAAGGGGCTGGAATCTGAGATGCAGAACGTCTTGTACAATTTAAAATATGACAAGCTTGACAACGGTATTGAACAAATAAAAGATATCTGTGCTAAGTATCTAAAGATTGCAGCTGAAGGTAATCAAACAATTGCCGGAACTCTTACTAAGTTCATAGGTGAAATGGAATATCTTTTCATCAATGCTGCAAAGATAGAGTATAACTACTACGTCAAGAAAGAACAGGCAAAGCAAGAACAGCTTGCAATCAAAGAGCAGATGCGTCAGGAGGCAGAGGAGCGCAAGGCCCTTGAGGCCGAACGTAAAAAAGTGGAGCTTGAAGAGTCAAAATATGAGAATCAGATATCTTCCCTCAAAGAACAGGCGGAAGCTTCAGAAGGTGAAGCCCTTGCTGCTCTGCAAGCTCGTATCCTTGAACTGCAGGCTCAGCTTGCAGATGTAACAATCAAAAAGGATGAAATAACAAAGTTGCAAAATGGTAAGGCTGGTAATGTTTATATTATCAGTAACTTGGGTTCATTTGGTGAGAATGTATTCAAAGTCGGAATGACAAGAAGAATAAATCCACAGGATAGAGTTAATGAACTTGGAGATGCTTCTGTTCCGTTCAAATTTGATGTACACAGCTTTATTTTCTCTGATGACGCTTCTGGTCTTGAAACCGAACTTCACAAGAGACTTAATGATCGCCGAGTAAACAAGGTAAATCTTAGAAAAGAGTTCTTTAATGTATCAATAGATGAACTTGAAGAACTTGTAAATGAGATCTGCCCTACTGCAGAGTTCAACAGAACAATGCTTGCTGAAGAATACAGACAGTCGCTGTCAAGTTCTGAAGCATATACTTCTGAATATTCAACAGAGGATGAGACAGATGATGAGGATGAATAATATCATCTTCACATTATAAAAAAATCCCCCAGGTGCGGGTACACCTGAGGGAAGTTACCCACAAACCGAAGGCTTATGAATAACAGTGATCGCAAACTATATTATACCATAAGCCTTCCACTTTTGATAGGCTTATTTTTTATGCCTATTTTTAGATAGGATGGTGATTTTATGTGGTGTGAAACACAGAAGAATGGAACAGTCAAGTATTGTGAGAGGTACACGGATCCGCTCACGGAAAAAGTGAAAAAGGTCACAGTGACGATGCCTAAGGCATCACCGCAGAATAAGAACAAGGCGACCAGGATCTTACAAGGGAAAATAGATAAGCTGTTGACTGCATCACCGGTTAGATCAGATACAACGCTCAAGGAGCTGGCTGATGCTTATATAGCATCATTGCGACAGCGCAAAAGGAAAGAAAGCACAATCAGAACAGAAAGCACTAACATAAATTGCTGTATAAATATAATCGGTAATGATGTACTTGTTGATAAACTCTCCCCTCGTTATGTAAATGATAGACTTCTCTCTTCGGGGAAAAATATAGACACCGTGAATACATATATAAAATTCTTAAAATTCGCTTTGAAATGGGGAATTAAAAGCGATTATCATTCAAACAATGATATATGGTTCAAGCTTGACTATATTCATAAGGAGAGCCCAGATGAGATACCAGAGGTATACGATATCAGTAACGAATACCTTGAGCCTGATGAAATCAAAAAACTACTTAATTACTTTAGAGATAACAATCAATGGCAGGATTACTATACATCATATTTCATGATCCTTACAGGGATGCGTATAGGTGAACTCATTGCTCTTGAAGATGCCGACGTTGATTTAAGAATAAACACTATACACATAACAAAAACTTATTATCCTTCAACAGGATATGTTACATCTGCAAAAACAAGCGATTCGATCAGAGACATTCATATACAACCTGAATTACTCACACTCATCAAAAAGTTACGACTTTGGCGAAAAGAGGTTCTATTTGAAAAAGGTATTAAGAGCAACCTCTTCATGCCAAATTTAAAAACAGGCAACTACATGGTTTATTTAACATATGATAATCATTTAAAGGCCGCTTCACTTAAATCTCTTGGGAGAGAAATAACGACACACAAACTGCGCCACACTCACGCATCTCTCCTAGCTGAAGTTATGTCTGCAGAACAAATATCTCGTCGACTTGGACATCATGATGACAAAATAACCAAAGCAATATATATTCATGTT